GTATAGGGATAATGATGAACACATTGGCAACGAAGCACTTATCCCACAACAGTATTTTAAAAGTGACTTTAATGTTAAGTTCACACATCACACTCCTAAAGAGTATGCAGAACTAGAACAGAATGTTATTGCTTATTACGAAAAGAACTTGGAAAAGTTTGTAGCATTAGGACACTTTGATCCTAAGTTTGCACTAGGGTCTATTCAGGTAGGGCAGTTGAGTCTGCCAGATAATATCAATAAGAAAGCATTTGAAGAGCATTACCTGTCAGAGTACACATTTATCGATAGTTTACGTATAGACTACGCCTAACATTGCCTGGAGTCATCATGCCGTGCCAACTGTTTGGAGTATTATGCATAATGTATCCTGTATTTTTAATAAACGGAAATTTGTAAATTTCAGTATCTAACTGATCACTTTCGTAAATAGAAGTACCACAATCCTCACCTGCATCGTTAAGATAAACTTGTAATGCATACTTTATGTTACTGTTATCTAAATGTGGGGTAATAGTATAAGACTTGTCATCCTTCCACATATTACTATGAGCAAATTCGATATGCTCATTAAATGCTTCTCTGACAACAGGTGTTAATGACTGGAACGCATAATGTATTCTTTTATATGCACTTACATCTATCTGATCCCAGTGTACTGCCTGTCTAGGCATACTGTCTTGCAAGTCTACATGTTCCCACTTAACGTTGGCTTGCATAAAATCATTGATGTCTGTTAAAACATCGTCAGGAAATACATTTTCGATTCGCCAGGCCCAGTAAGTTATTCTTTGTTTATTCGCAATACTTTCAGCAATATGTTTTGCTGTACGTTGAATATAATCAAAATTATCTAATAAGTGCATGCTATTCTTTCTTACATAATGCCCATAATGTTTTTAATTGAATAAGTTGCTCTTTCAGTGCGGGAAAATCATCTGCATGTCCCATCATGTCGTTAAAGTCTTTTACGTCCATGTGCCACTCAGGCAACTCTTTATACTTGATAAGTTTGCGTCCTGGTTTGCCAGGGTGTCGCTCGTATACTGTCTGACCACCGTCTGGTGATTCGTATATCATCAATTCTCTATATAATATGTCAAAACTATCGTCACTCAACTTTCTTCAGCCCAGCCAACATAGACTTGAGCTTTGAACTATCGACTTGAGCATTTACCTTGGGTTGTTCTGTCGTTGTAGTAGTTGATTTTACTTTTATTTGATTCATAATACTTGACTGTGGTATGTTGGATTGCTCATCTTCACCTGCGTCGATAATTCTCAGCGTCTCCATGTTGTACTCTAAATCAATCTTTTGTCCAACACCACTAGAACTACGAGTTTTCATTAACTGTATCTGATACCTTCCACGTTCACGCATTGCCCTACTTGTGAAAATACCAAACACGTTGTCAGCAGTATTTATTTTACTTAAACCACCAGATATATGGCTATGATCAAATTCTATTTCTTCCACCGCCGCTCTGTTTAACTGCGACGCTGTTACCATTAATATATTAAACTCTTTTGCCAAGTTACGTAACTCTTCCGATACGTACTTGTCTTTAACAAACAAGTCACTAGGGCTTACTTTAGCACTTACTGGCATAACCAAGTCCAAATAGTCTACCATGATAAAGTCAGCTTTCTTTCCTGACTGTACCTCTAATTCTTTTAAGTATGCTCTAATCTGATTAACATTGCTCTGTGCTGGCATGTACTTAATACGCAGAGCTCCAGACTTTTTGCCAGCCATCTTAACCTTCATTTCCACAGTGTCAATGTCTTTAAACACTTCTCTGGTACTTACGTTAGCCACCATTGAATCAATACGCATTGCACAAAGACCCTCACTAAGTTCTAGTGTTAAGAACACACCATTAAGTCCTTGTGTAACCCAGTTAATAGCAATGTTCTGCATAAACAGACTTTTACCACTACCAGATCCACCAGCAAAGATGTTTAATTCACCTTTGTTGAATCCGCCAAACAGTTTCTTATCCAGTGTGGGCCAGCCTGTGCTTACTTGTCCGTTATTGTCTTTTAGTAACGACAGTCTAGCCTTAGGATCTTCAAAATAATCTGTGCCTAGATCCTTTGTTAAACTAATTTGCACAGCATCTTTAATTAACTTCTCTACAGGATCATAATCACCTTTTTCCAAATGATCTGCCGCTTTGAGAATAGCACGTTCTAGTTCGCCCTTGCGACTAAAGCCTTCAAACTCCTCCAAAAACCAATTATGTTGTGCATCATCTATGTTGCCTACTTCTTTAAGTTCAACACCAGACGTTGCTTTAACTTGATCTCTTGTAGGCAGTGCTTTGTGTTTATCTGTGTATTCTTGTATAAACGTGGCTGTGTCTTGCAGTCCTCTATCAAAGTTTTGAGGATTGTAGATGTTGCCCACACGCACAAACATCTGTGCATCCGACATCATCATTTCTAAAAATAGTTTTTGTAAATCTGCGCTGTAGTCTTTGCTCATATTCTAGTATTATACATTAAATTTGTCGAAGTTTCTATCTTTTGTGTAGTCAAAACATATAACTGTGCCATTTAAATTTTGTCTATCTAACTTGTACATACCCTCTATAAATTCTCCTGGTTTCACGTCTGCATCATATAGACTATCAGGATTAACACCACAAAAACACGCTTTGTCTGTGTTACTAAACTGTTTCATTATTAGATAGCTCTGATACTTATTGCCTATGTAATCAGTATAGGTAATATCGGCATGGTTGTAGACATAACTACTCACCATCCAAGACACCACTGCTTCTGGATCTAGTCGAATAGACTGTAATAAATGAAACGGAAATATTACACTATTATAATATTGCTGATTCCATCGCTTGCCTAACTTCCAAAGTTCTACGGTACTTAATTTACTAAAGCTCTGTGTGCTTAACGCACTACCATTATGATTAAAGAACACAAAATCAATAACTGGCAAGTGTTGTAATTGTTTCTCTACCATGGCAGGATTAAGTGTTGCCCAGTCAATGTTTATGTTGTTTACACCGTCAATCTGCTCACTGCTAATACTGTGTACGGCATGTCCTCGCTCTACTAGACTGTCTAATATAGACCTACCAAACTTTTTCCCACAGCCTACTAGTAATACGTTCATAGTTCTGGGAATACCTCTTGCCAGTCTGCAGGAAACTGTGTAAAGAAAGACTCGTAGTCATTTTCTTTAGCGCAATCCAGTTCCTGTAAACAAGCATCTAATTCTGCACATAAGTTTGTGTTGCTACTAAACTGTTCTTTGTGTAAGTGTATTTTAGTTTTACAGTCATCTTTAAGTTCTTCTGCTAGGTTCCTACACTTGATTACACTATGTCCCATTAATACCTGGTTTATTGTAAAATCTGTAATGTTATATTTGTCTGCAAAGAAACGTTGGGTGTCTGTCAAGTATAAAGCACTAGCAATAAAGAACACACTGTTAAGTCTAAACGTTGCATGGCTTTGCTGTAACCAATCTAAGTTAGTAAGAAAACGTTGCCAGTCAGCACCACGTCTAATATAGTTAAAACGTGCGCCTGTGGAATCAGCACTAATAGTTACTAGTACATTTTTAAACTTAAGCAATTCGTTTATAATTGCATTGTCCTGGTCAAACATCATGTTAGTGTTTATCCTAAACTTGCAATCTATGTTTTTGTCTAAACGTTCTAGTAGTCTCTGATTGTGTTTAATAAGTGTTGGCTCTCCGCCACTCATGTATATTTCTTTTAAATTGTGTTGGTTATTAACAATAACGTCTATCAGTTTGTCTGCACGATCATTGGGGGTATGTAGTACAGGCTTGCCTTGTTCCTGTGCAATACTGCTACTCTGGTTACTCCAACAGGTAATACATTTTAGATTACAAGTAGAACTCCAGTGTAAGTCAACAGCATTTAATTTAAATTCAGAGTCACTGCTATAGTCTATGTCCTCAAGTTTAAACATAGGGTTGTAAAGGTCTCTGAGGTACTTGTGTTCTGTCTCATCCTCGTGTCTAGTGCAGTGCTGACAATTGTTATGTGTCTTATCCTGATATAAGTTTTGCTTTATGTCTCTGAGAATAGGACTTTGTAAAATATCATCAATGTCATTAGTAGATAAGTTACCCAAAGTCTCTAAACCATGTACGCAGGTTTTAATTGTGCCATCTGCTTCTATCTTAATATGGTTCCAAGGCACAGCACAAAAGTTGTTAGACTGTTTAAAAAGGAAAAACTTTTTCTTTGGATCCATCATTTTATTGATTTACGCATTAAATTAATCTTAAGTTTACTTGCCTGTGCATTGTCCAAAATATTTTTTACTACAAATAACTTACCATAACGTTGCACTGCTTCCCCAACGTCTTTGCATGTTTCTGACCATGTAGGGAAACTAACTTCCCAGTCATATTCTATTGCGTCTTGTATCATACGTTGTCCTGCTCGATCAAAGTCTGGCACAACAATTACTCGTTTACCTAACCTGTCAATTATTTCTGCTTGTGTGTCGTTAATGTTGTTACTTAATATAGCAACTCCATCAACTGCCATCGCATCAAAAGGACCTTCACACACAATAACAAACTTGTTATCCTTAGTCTGTGCATCAGTATTAAACACATAATTGCTCTCGTAACTGTTAAAGTACTTGGGCTTTATGTCTGGGTCCATCGCTCTCGCAGTATACCCTATTGTCTTGCCTTGCCAGGTAAATGGTATAATAACTCGCCTGTCCATGTTGATGTTACTGCTGGTACTGTAAAATATAGGATAGCGTTGGGTGTTAATCTTTCGATCAACTGCATAACATACAACATCTCTAAAGTTTTGATTTGTTTCGTACGTGGGGTCTAACGCCATCATTGTGGCAATTTGTCTAATATCTGCACTTTCTTCAGGCAGTGGTCTCGGATCGAATTCTATCTTTTCTTGTTGCTGTTCTATCTCTTCAACAACATCACCTAGCTCTTCTCTGATACGCATGGCTTCAAACACCAAACGTTGCGTATCATTTTGTGCTACCCCAAACCAACCTAGTAGTTTGCGAAACTTAAAGTTAAAATGCCAGCCTGGTCGCCACGTTGCTTTAAAGTTGCAGTTAAAACAATGGTAACTTACCGAACCATCAGGTGCATTTATAACACCGCCTCTGCCTCTAGTGTCAGCACTATGTCCTCGATGTGTACAACATTGTGCATTGAAACTAATCCAGCCGCTTGGTGCTGTCTTGCGTTTTGAGGGTAAATTATCTAAGACTGTTTGTTGTATAAGATTCACTATATAAGTTTACGCTCTTTCATAAAACTTATCAAGTATTTTGCTATAAATTGATGCCCAAGTTCGTTAGGGTGTTCTCCCCAGGCCCAAACTTTGTGGCCCTCCATGTCTCGCTGTTGACATATGTTAACCATACTCCATTCTGTCACAAACTCATCAGCAATACTGCCATGACTGTGTGTTGGGAAAACAGGTGCATATATCCAGGACATGTTGTGTTCTTTACAGAGTGCTCTTGTCGTCATAACAAAATCTAACAAAGTGTAGTCGTGTAGTTCCAAACTACTGCTATGCACCAAGTGTCTTTTCCAGTGTTCAACTAATGGATGATGCATGCCTCCGTATTGCAAGTAGCCACTGTGCAACCATTGATTGTCTTTCGCTGAATAAAAACTATATCTTTCGTGTGCTGTTGTGGCAAATATTACTAGAGTGTCAGAACAATCTTGGGGTTGCTGGTGCATCCATTCTATAAATTTAACACGCATTCCTATCAGGCTGTCGCCTTGTTCTGACAAATTATCGACAGGAATATCTAATTCTTTTTCAAGTATATTTGAATATCTGTGTTCTTCTCGGTAAGGAAGGTTTTCGTGAAAGTATTTGTATTCAGCGTCTTGAACACTGTGACCTTCCTTTTCCAGTACAGGAATAAGTGCGGGATCAACTAAGTCCGAACCATAAGTCCAACTGTCTCCAAAGCATACTATACGTTTAGCCACGGTATAGTATTTTGGTTATACTCCCTGAAGTTTTTACTTGAGTAAACCTTACTGCTCTATAGTTGCCAGTCCATGTTGCATACTCTACATTGCTTGAGGCAGTGTATGTCTCAGTCTGAATAGTAAAGTAGTTGGCCGAGCTATAATTTGGTGTATCGTCTAGTGTGCCTTCCACTTTGATATCACCGGTATATCCGTTAAGATAAAACGCCGCAGTGTGTAATTTACTGCCTTGGTTAGTACTCTTGTCACTAATTACATAACTGGTAACATTTGTACTTGCGTCTACAGTAAGCTCAGTTGATGCTGTAAATGTTGGATAGTGTCCGTCTAATACTTCTAATGTACCACGAACGCCATAGTTATCATCAGCATATGCAATCTCATCTATACCTTCACCGCTGGTAACAGCAACTGTATAGTTGTAATAGGTTGCAGGCAAATCTAACAAGTCGTTGTCATCTAATGTTACAAGTGCTTGTCCTTTACTGGCATTATGTATGGTAGCAGTAGTTGTACTGTACACTGAGTTTGTTTCAGGATTTAGGATGTTTAACTTTATAGTACGATCACTAATGTTAATTGCTTTCTGATCCTGATTCTTAACTTCAATTAAGAGTTTATTTGCTACTCCACGGTAGGCTTTTATATTTCGGTTATACACGCTGACTGTCCTTCTGTTTGTGTCCAAAAGTTCTACTATTTGGCAAGGTACCTTTTGCCTATATAAATATTGGGTAAGTAATTGCATATTGTATTTATTGTGTCAGACAAACATTTCCAACAACTATTAGACAAATATCCTTTTTTAAGTTATGTTGTCTATGGAGGCAACGATTACATCGGCATAATACAGAACTATGACGAAGTAATTACTACCTTGTACGATTATTCTGCACTAAAAACTTCAGAAGAAAGACTTCGTTTTTTAGAGCTTGCAGATTCCTGGTGGTGGGAATCTAATAGACTTATACCTATTAATGTCTTTCTTAAACATGAATGGAAACTGTATAAAGGCTGTCTCAAAACGTTTAATAGCAAGGATGTTGTTATTAAGTATGGCCCGCAATTAAGTCTTAAAAGTTTAAGTATTAAACGTACAAAACGAAGAGCAATAACACTGGTACGTAAACCTACCCAATAACATCTCGTATGACCGATGTCTTGTCTATCCTGGGCAAGTCAGACAACTTACTATTCAATTTAGCATTTAAATAGGCCTCCTGCATTACAGTTAAATCTAATGGAGACTCTTTTTCGATATTATCTAATATGTCATCAGCCTGTTGCTTTATGTGTTTCCACTTGTATCTTGACATAAAGGTCTCATGAAAGTGTCGCATATCTCGGATGTTTCTAGGCAAATCTTCTCTAATTTTATATTCTAAATTAAACTTGTTGCCAATCTTATCTATATGTTTTAAAAGTAGATCGGTATCCTGACAGTCTGAAAAAGGTAACTGGTATACGTTTTGATCAGTATACGTTACTTGTTTTTGAAGTGTTATTAATGGATGGTTATCGGCAGAAAACCATTTAGTAAAATACTTACGTAGTAAGATTCTATCTGCATTGGGATTAGTTGCACTTAACGACTTAGGGGCAAAGCCAAAGTTTTCTAAGCATTCTGTTTTAATTTCGTCAGGTAACCGATTAAAGTCGGTTATTGTAGTAATGTCAGACCAGTTGTCGCCTTTTATTTCAGAGTACAAATCTGGTATAACATCGGATAATTTTATTATATCGTCTAATGCACTTTGATAAAATTTATTAGATAACTTATCGTAGGTGTTGTCAGATAGATCACCAGATGTGCCAACCTTTACTACTCCTTTATTACTGTTTAATGATATCTGTGATATGTGTAATAGATCATCTTGATTAAATGTAATGTGTATTCTATTGTTGCCTGTTGAACTGTCTTCTGTGACGTCGTTTGTGTAAAATATTCTATCAGGGTCCGCTCTTAGGTCATCTAATCGCAAACCAAAGTGTCCTGACAAAAACGCAGTATTAAGTATGTATTCGATTAAGTTTTGATTACAATCTGCAATATGGTCAATATAGATTTTCATTTTAAATATTCAATAAGTTCATATGTACCACTACAAGATATGCATAACTGGTTGCATGACTTTTCTTAAAGTAGTAATTACCATCTGTGGGTTTTGTCCAGACTTCCTGATCAATAGTTGCCCAGTCCTTGTTTAACAAATAACGTTTACTGGGACGTATTATAGCAAGCACCGCCGCCATCTCGTCTATTGTGTTAGGCTTTAGTGTTTTTACTATGTCATAATGATTTCCAATATGTATAATATTTTTAACAAACTCTGGGTCTTGTAGTTTTTCCCAGGGAGGTTCTAAGGACATTAAAACATCAAGTTCTTCCTCACTATGTATTTGTTGGTAAACACTAACATTTAGAAAGTCTAGTTTAACATAGCCACGCTGTTCTGCTTCCTTGTGGTCAATACTTGCTAACTTAGTTATAGGATGTTGTGGTATATTGTTTACATACACACCTGTATTGTGTGGCACAAATTCATCATTACGATATATGCTGGCAGGTATATGTTTAATATGCTTAAGTACCTTGTCTCTGTCACCAAAGTCTATGTCAATATCAGCCTGAAACTTCATAGTCCGATATCCTTTAGAGCCTGCTTGACCCATTCTGTGTCTGCCACAAAGTCAGCAAACCTACGTTGCCAATACTCTGGATCAATATATGGGTAAATTATTTGCAACTGTTCTTCGTTTAGTGTGTCTAAAAAATCTATACCGCTATCACAATTAAACACTAGCCAAGCACTGACTCTGCCTGTGCTAATATGATGACATATACGATTACTGTTAGCGTATCTAAAGTAATCCGCAATGCCGTTTTTAAGTTCTGGGTGTTCCTCGCAATAGTCTAACATCTCCGTTACGCCACGCTCTAGTGCATCTTGTGCTTGTTCACGTTTAATGTAGGGTAACATCCATTCTTGATATAATTTGTCTTTTATCCAGTGATCTATCTTTTTATTGTTTTTTAATAACCACTCACAGAAGTTGATAAAGTTTATAGCACGTATGCCTACACAATAACGCCCAAACTTCACAAACGCATTATAGTAAGGACTCTTACAAAAGTCTGCATAATCTTTGTTACGTGCAGATCCCTGTGTTATTTCATAAAAACGCTTGTATGCTCTCAGTGCAAACTGTACACCTGTTTCAGACTCCTGCTGTACCCTGCGCTTAGGCTCACAGAGATGCACTGCTAATGTAGTTTCCTTTCTGTAACTTTTATTACAGTACTTACAAGTGTAACTCATGTTGTCTGACATACTGCTCTAAATAATTGTTTAACCATTCATGTTTATGAGGACTTCTATGTCTCAAATATTCTGGCACATTTTCCTCACCACTAACATAAGCAACTCCTGCGTTGTGTTGCTCTCTGATTGCACACCACTTGAAGTCGCCTAGTATATTTTTGTTGTTTTCTAATAATCGTATTCTATCGTATTCTTCCAACAACATACCGTCCCACCAATGATCTGCTTGTTGAAATATTATACAGTTATGCCCTCGGTGTGTCAAACTATCTCGAACTGCTAACATCTGATACATTAAGTTTTCTAAACGATCTACCATTGTGCCTTGTTCGTACTTCTGCCTAAATACTATCCAGTTTTTAGTGTCATTATCTGACCACTGTTCTGTCCACCTGTTCTTTCCAAATAATTGATTTTGTGGGTTTGTCCATGCGCCCTCCCATATCTCTTTTTCTGTGGGAAAGGAGTATTCGTCGTAACGGCAGATAGGCAATTCTTCTCTGCTTATAAATGTCATACCCAACACATATAGGCATTTTTTGTCAGTTTCGTAACTGTGTTTCAGTGTGGTCCTGAGTATACGACTATTAGCACTGCCAGTAACTGTTATGCTCTCACCAAACAGACCCAACCGTTTTCCTAAATCACGATGCCCCAATCCTTCAGCATAGGTAGCCATATAACTACATCCATTAACTACAAGATTTGTAATCATACAAGTATAAATTCTGCCGCTAGTACGTACCTTGGATGTTCACGTAAAAACTCATCTGTTTTCCATTTGGGAAACGTACCATCGTGTGACCAGTCTGATGTAAAGAACGATATACTGTTCTCATACCCTAGTATCATAAACTCTTCATCATCTACCTCCTCTGGACGCCATACGGTTCCCATAGCAGGATCAAAGTTTTGTAGATAGTAAACCAAAGCATAGTCTGAATCGTGCTTGTGCCACCAATTAACTAAACTGGTAGACTCATAGGCAGTTGCAGACCAAGAGGAAAGTATAGTTACTCGTCGACCAGCAACTTTTGAAACAGCATCGGTTATGGTATTAAAATAATGTTGCCAAGTTGGTGTCTGAAATCTAGCAACCTGATGCATGTTCATATCAGTATTACCGTACACAGTTTCGTACTCTCCAGATCCCTCTTGCTTAAATGCGTCTACATCTGCAATCATGCCTTGTTTAAGTGTGGGATCTAAAAAGTTTTTTATCTGATAAAAATGTTCTCCATTAACTGTGGTGTTACTTAAAGTGTACTCTTTATCCAGTATTATTTTACTTAAAGGCATCCTTAATCTCCTTGTCAGACCAGCCTAGTTCTTTGGCATGTGCTTTAAGAGTTGCTTTGTCGTTCAGCAGAGTTAACATATCTAACTCATCTTCCTTTGCATTAGGGTACAGTTGTTGTAAAAACTTACGCTCCTTGTTACTACTGGAGCCGCCTTTCTTAGGAGCCTTCATCCAGTAGTGATACGTATTACCCATGCCTGGACTTACAGTACTTGCACATAACCATTGTAGTTTAGGATGTTTACCAATTGCAAAGAAATCTCTGTTTAGTGCATCATTGCATTTACGTAAATAGTACTCTGCCAAATCAACACTACCCGATACATTGGCAGTATACTTTAATATTAAGTAAGAGCTAAACTTTTTACGCTCTTCTTCAGTAAGGTCATCATAGAAGTCTCTGACCTTACCATCGACCATAGCCATTTCATTTTTAATAGATAACTTGTCTACCATACTTTACTGTAATCCACAACTTCACTTTGCCTGCTGATGTCTTTTACAAAATATGCGCAAAGACTTTTGTCTTCCTCACTTAAAGGTACAGCCAGCATCTGACCAGGCTTAAGTTTAGGAAAGTACCATTTAACGTCTTGGTATATATCCACGATGTCTATTGGATGAAACTCTGGTCTATAACTGCTAATGGGATTAAATGCATATGCACTAAACCCTCTGTCATTGATACTTGTGAGAGGCACTACCTCTAAGTCACCTAAGTCTGGTTCACCAATTAAAATTTGCCAGTCCACTGGCATCTTAATAACATTGCCACCAATATTTAATACTAATGCTGGACTGTTAAATGACTCCATAAAGATTAGTGGAATAAAGAAATAATCAGGGTCTTTAGGATCCGAGTTGTCTAATACGCTGAAACGCAAATCACCTACGTCATCAGGTATGGAGTTCATTTCAAATGATGTATTATCTAGTGTTAGTATTCTCATATATTATTTGATGTGCATCCTCTGTTATATTGTAGTAGTATTCACCTGTCAGGTAACTCCATTCATCTTTAACAACGTCACTGTGTAAAGGAATCTCTTCAAGTGTGTACCATGACTTTTCTACTATTTTGTTATTATACACTTCTGTGTTAGCAAAGTAAACCTTAGGTATACTTGTCTTTGCTACTATGTCATGTACAAACTTATGGTGTATATGTCCATAGTCTCCGTCTTTGGCATGCGTGACTGCTAGGTCATAGTTCTCAACTACTCTGTTTATGTCTGATTCAGCCTGTGCAGTATTAAAACTTATACCCTGTTCCATGTCTCGGTAGTCATCTACATAGCCTAAAAACTCTGTTGCTGTTTTTCTTGCTGACCAAAAATTAGCAAGTTCTTGAGCTCTGCTGTCTTGTTTTTGATAAGTTAGATAGCAGATGTCAAAGTCTATAATGTTGTTGTACTTTTGTATAAAGCCACCAGCCAGTATGATACAGTCATCTGGGTGTGCTACAATTACTAAACATTTTGGAATAGCCATTTATTATTTTGCTCGCTGAAGTAAATCCTTAAATCAGATTTAGGTTGCGCAATACACTTGCAGACATTTTGCCATATAGTATCCGATACCCACATACTTGCTGTCTGAAAAGTTGCATGCCAGTTTAAGTTTAAGAATAACCAATCATCAGGGCTAAGTCTTTGTAATTTTTGTGGTAGTGCAGTAAACACATGATGTGGTATTACAATTTCAGGGATAACCATAGGCGACATGTGATCTATCACCACAGGCGGACTCTGCCAGATTTTGTTTAGTCTCAGATCATTAAAGTTATGCAAGTGTGAAAACAGGTTAGGTATTGTATTTGCAAGTTCTCCCCTATCTTCCAGTTGCATGTTGTTGTTAAGAGCATCAGCAAATTCTGGATGATTGTTTTCGTTGTAATTAAACGCCATGCTTTCCTGCATACACGTAGTCCAGATAGGATGGTTCTCATACAAGTCTATGTTAATCGAAAACTTTTCTGGTATCATGTACTCACATCTAGTTCTGGCATGTTCAGACAGACGTAACCAGTTTTCATTGTATATGTGGGCGCCTATTGTTTCACTTACCACAATGTCTGAGTGTATGTCAGTTTTAAGATAATTGTCATTTATAATTGTAACTTTATCTTGATAGCCCAGTTTTTCCATCATGTTTTTTAAGAATGCACAACGTTTAGGACTAGCCTCAACTGCTGTAACATGTTTTGCGCCATGCTTAATTGCCAGTGCTGTTAAGTATCCTGTACCAGCACCAATGTCTACCACAGTTTTATTACTGGCAACTAATCGAAGAGCATTGTCATAAAATGCATTACGTCCGTTGTCGTTAAGCATGCCGATATTTGTGCCATCATCTTCGAACCAATTAATATCGTCGCCTTCGTTGTTTTGATGATCTATGAATGACATTCAATAATTTCCTTGTATCGTTTTGCTAGGTATGTTTGACTTTCTGTTGCGCCGTGGTACCCAGGGTCTTCTCCCGTAAACGGCCACTCATTGGTTGCGTAGGCAGGAGTGTCCTCATAGTCTAATGTTAGACAGTGGTCAGGTATAACATCTGGAAAATGTTCACGCACATCGTTACTAGTCCAAATGTTGCATGCTACTAATAAGAAAGGGATCTTGTGGTAGTGTAACTGCATAATGCCATCACGTATGATCCACCTGTCCTGCTGTAGTTTCCAATTACTGTCGTACATAAAGTTAATGTATTGTTTAACAGCATTGGATGTCATCTTATCTAGTTTCTGACTGCGATAAGGATGACTAAAGTTTTCTGCTAGTGTATATATAGTTTCGCTAATCAGCGTATAGTTGTTACTGCCGTAATTGATATTGCGTATACCTAGATCTTCTTGATATCCGTTTTTAATATCAATGTCTTGTAAGTGCTGTTGTATTAGTGGGTTCCAACCATCTGTTGAATTGTTCCAATCAAAAGGAGCGGCTGTGGCAGGTATTTCCATTCTGTCATGGAACGTAGGTGCTATTACTGCAAAGTCCGGCTTGTCTTTAATACACTGGTCTATCATTACACGTATGCCGCCATTACTCACACCTTGACGTGCATAATGCAATAGGTCCCATCCTAGCATGTCTGAGAGTTGTTCTCCCCAACTTGTTCCTTTTAGTTCGGGATCGTTGCTGGGCGCACTAAAACTACACCCACATACTGCTACTTTTTTCATTGCCATTTTATCTTCTCTATCTGAAACGGATAATTAGCATCTTTATAGAACTGCTTCCGTTTTGTTAAGTGCCTTTTACTAAATTTACAAGTTGAGGTAACGTCCCATATCTGTACAAAATCTTTGTCTTGTGCTTTACGTATACCTCTACCAATACTTTGAATTACTCTTACAAAACTTTTACCTGGTTCAATTAATACCAAGTTAAAGATACGTGGTATGTTGATACCAACTGCGGCGACACCATATGTTGCTACTATAACTTTATCACTTGCGTCAGCAACCTCATCATAGTGCTCCTTGCGCTCTGTAGACTTGGTTGCACCTTGTACAAAAACAGCGTCTTCGATACGTCCTGCTAGATGTGTGCCTGCAGAGATCCTATCCACTAGTATAAGTGTATTGCCACTTGTTCTTATGTTTTCAATTAAACTGGCAATGTAATCCATTCTGTCAGAGTTGTCTAACAAATACTTTTGTTCGCTTTGATAATTTGAATATTCAGTATGCTCGACTAACTGTAGTATATTTACATTGCAGTTAGCCAGTACGCCTTTATCTTGTAGTTCACTTGCGCTGATACGGTTAATTACATCACCTAAACTACACCGTATACTCATAAACTCAAAGTCTTCTTTGGGTATAGTGCCTGTTAGTCCCCAACGTATTGGTATATGACTCATAACTCCTGTTAGCAAAGTTTTAAGTGCGTCTGCTTTTGCTTGATGTACCTCGTCTACCATAACGCAGACCACACCTTCAAGGAACTCGCCTATACCAATGTCTGCTTCTGCGTTCTTAGTTCGCTTGAGTAAACTGTTCAGACTTTGCCATGTGCATATGGTATGTGTTTTGTCATACTCTTTACGATCGCCATAGAACACACCAACGTCCATGCCCATGTTGACGTAGTCTTCTTCTGTCTGTGTTACTAGACTCTTGTTAGGCACAATAACAACTGTACGCCCATACTGCTGACATCTGTAACTAAGAGCCGCAGTCATAAGTGTTTTACCTGCACCTGTTGCTATCTCTTGTAGGCATTGCGGGTTGCGTAAAAAGTTATTGATAGTCTCTACCTGATAATCACGTAGTTTAATTGGTTCGCCTTCAGCAGGATGTCCTTTGGGCCACTTTGTGTCACTGAAAGTGTCTTCTGTGACTTCATCAAAATCAAACGTAGTGTTATACTCTCGTAAATCGTTCAGTTGTAAGTCATAGCCTGCTGACTCTAGTTCAGGAATAATCTCTGTCAATAAATTTACAAAGGTGCTACCACCTAACTGAAAGAAACTTATCTTCCCGTCCCATCGACCTAGCCTAACTGCGGGTAGATAACGAGCATAAGGGATCTCAAACTTAAACTTGTTAACTAGATTCTTTCTAGTAGTTAAGTCCAAGCCTTCAATCTTTACGTTAACTTCATCTTTAATATGTAGTATGGCTGTTGTCATAATTTAGTACAATGATACACTATTTTGTCTGCTTTAGCAAGAAGTTGCATACGTAAACTGCCAAAATTAAAATTTTGACAACTAATCATAAGAGGTATTCTGGCATCTTCAAACATTTCTTTAGTTGCGGTATGGTATATTTTAACTTTAGCAGTATCTGGATCAGAATTTCTATAAGGCCAGTCTTCAGGCAATACTATGTCATGATGGTATATAGGGCCATACTTTTCATAAAGTTTTAAGTAACGATCTCTAGTGTGACTAAAGTTCGTTTCTGCTGACCAGTGTCCCAGTGTGTCATATACTGTTACTGGAAATCTATCTACCAACTCTGCGTAGTCGAATACTTCCCGAAATGTGTATTGTGCAGGATCTAGGTATATGTGCCTGTTCAATAGACATTTAGCCACACCATCTGAGTATGCCTGTTTAATTTGTACTGCTATATTATTATCTACTTCGTATGCGCAAATACCACTATAGTCCACCAGTTTAAGTAACTCACTGCCTGCATGTTTTTCCAGGTAGCCTGTTAGACTGGCCGGAGCATTCAGCATCTGATACTTGCCCTGTTGGTCTGCTACTAACCTAATTCTATCTTTGTCATAATCTGCTGTAATTTTGTCGTACAATTTTAAGAGTTGTTGATCTATATCGAAGTCATATTCTTTACCAAACTCCACAGTAAACTTAACATAGGGTTCCGTTAAAAGAAACTGCCATATTTTATTATCCCTGTTCCACTCAGCAGTACCTGCTATTTTTTCTTTTGTTTTTCTAATTGCCTGAATAATTTTTATATCGTAAGGAAATTTTGCACATATAAAATCATTTTCAATATAAAGTTTAAACTCCCTGTCTACTTT